TTAGTTCTGCCATAGGTCCCAATATATCGGCAAACTGTTCGAACATCGCATTAATATATTGTCTTATGTATGGGGTAATTTCGTCGATAATACTCCTAGAATCATATTGCATTACCATTCTAACCATTATTTCGTGAATTAGATTATTACCTGTTTGAAATAACATGCTTTTTACCGCTGGTTTCATCGCTTCAGCAAACATCGTAGATTTTAGTTGCGATAACATACCCTCTGGTTCACTATCGTCTATACTTTGTATATACTGTAAGAGATTAGGTTCTACTACCTCTCTAACGAAGTCATCAGTCAAATTTTTAGTAAATTCTTTAATATCATCATCCATGACCTTATGTAAGTTTTCGTGTTCTATAATACCAAGTAATTTATTTATAATTAATCTTTCTGCTCTAGGGCTATTTAAGTTAATTCTGGGATTTTTTATTTTAATAACTCTAGCAAATTCTGGGAGAAAGATATAAACATTTTTAGTTTCAGTGTGATAAGCACCCATTAATGCTCCTTCGTCCGAACCAAGACCGGCGGAATTAAGAGCATCCTGCATATCTTGTGGTAAACCTTTAATATTAAGAACTAACTCTGTTCGACCACTTTTTCTAATAAGGTTTATCCAATACATATTATCATCCCAAACGTCGGTTAGTCACGTCTCTACCTTCAACATCTATATACTCTCTGGTTATATTATTAATACGAATATTATGCCCACCGTAAGTCCTACCGGTTTCATATCCTAAACTTTCTATATAGTTATTTACTACATCAGCAAACTCTTCAAAATACCCGTCGTCAAACCCATGTTTAATAAAAGCCTGTCTCCAATGATAACCCTTTACTGGGTCTATTTGTGTATGTCCTTCTTCTAGTAGTTCTTTTACTTCATCATTAATAAGAGGATTTGCATCAAAATGAGTGTTTAATTTATTAAATAAAACTGGGTCGTTTTCACTAATCTGTCTTTCAGCATCATAACCCCTTTCTTGTCTATTTTCTGTATATACAACACGATTAGGTTTTTTTACCCTATCGAATATATCTTCTTCTTCAATTTTTAATATATCTTGCCAAATCATAACATCACATTCTGCCCGGTAACTACTGAAATAATAAATGCCGTCATCCACCAAATACGAGATTTGATTAAAGCCATATCTTTTTCTATATGAGAAAGATGGTTATCTTTAATACTCTCTATATCTTTATTATTTTCAACTTGAGAATTAATTAACCAATTGACTTTTTCTTCTAAGTCACCATTTAACGCATCTTCTAAACTCATATTATCACACTGTTTGATGAACAACAAACCATCCACTTTGAGTTGCTCCTAACCCATTACCGTCTGTTAAATTATTTTTATCCCAACTTTTATAGCACATAAGAGTAATACAGTCAAGTTGACCTAATGTAATTACATTAGCACTAGTAACTAATGCGTTTGTAGTTTGACCAAAATCTATTTCATCTCCTGATTGTGGGCTAATAATAGCAGATGAAGTAGTTGGATTTTTTAATGTGATTAATTGCCCACTAGTAACGCCTGAAGTTGCGGGTAATTCAAAGAAATTATTTGCAGAATTTCTAACATCCAATAAAACAACTCTAGCAAACGACATACTTCCTTTACTACCAGTAGGACCAGAAACATAAACTGCACCTCCAAAGTTATATCCAAAACCCGGAGTTATTATTCTACCATTTGTAGGTGTTGTAACGTTATTAGCGTCTAAAGATAACATTTCTGCTGCTGCGTTTCCAGCGGCCATAGCCTTAAAAACTATTTTAAAATCTTCACTACCAGAAGAAACATCAGTTGTTACTGCTGCTATTGTAGCACCAATTTCATTATTTCCTGCTGATGTTTCTACTTCAAATTGAACCCCAACACCTAATCCGTTAGCAGGGGTTCCTGATGTAATTTCACTAACCTTCATAGGAAATACTACTGAGTTAGTAGAGGAATCACTAGATTGTATAACTGTTGTTCCAGCAGTAAAGGTTCCAGCAGGTACAGAAACTGCACCATCACCTTGTACTTTAAATTGTACTTGGTCTGCACTATCAACAACTTCAAAAGTATCGGCTGAAGCAGTTCCTGCTAATTTAACTTTAACATCACATGAACCTTCTGCTTGAATAGTAGCAACACCGGAAGCAGCAGTAATAGTAGCAGTTTTAGTGTACGTTCCAGAATTACTATATGCTATAGTAATCTCATCTTCACGTTTATCTGTACCGAAAAATTGAATATGTCTATTAGTTACATCATTATCTGAAGCAGCGAGTACTTGAATAAGGGCTACAGGAACATCACCTAAAGTTAGTTCTGGAACTAAGGCACTAGTACCACTTAATGTTCCTGCTCTAATTGCTAAAGTTCCGGAGTCGTCAGTAATAACTAACATATCATATCTATCAGATGAAGATTTATCGGTTAGGTTTACTGTTTTATTTGAAGAAATTGTAATTACCTTTCCATTTCTTTTGTAAACTAAGTTTGTAGTTGCACCATTAATAGTAAAGGTTGTATTGCTACCACCGTCTGTTTGTGCTAATGTTCCCATGCTAATTACATAGTTACCTTGACTTCTGGCCTCTAATGCCTTAACTATACCTGTGTGTATTTTATCGGTTTCGTCAATTAAACCATCAGTACCACCGGCGTCAGGGTCTTGTGCTAAAGTGCTAATTCTGTTTACGTAGTTAACCATTAAATCACATCCACTGTTACAACTAATTCTATTGTATCACTAGCGGTAAGCGGTCCAATTGCATTAAAAGGAACTCTGATGAGCATGTTAGCGGAAGCCAATGTAGCACTATCAAAAATACCTACCTCTCTTATTATCTCTCCTACATAGTCAGAGCCATTTAAAGTTATTGTAAAATCCAAAGACGTTAGACCCGTCTTATCTGTTGTTATGCTACCTGTGCTGTTATTAAAGTTAGTAGCATTAATAGGTGCATCTAAACTTGTAGCGTTAATTCCTGTAGTGTCTCCACCACGACCTACATTATAAAATAAGAATGTAGTTTGTATATAGTCCCTAAGCATTTCCATAGCCTTTTCTGTTATCATATTAAATCATACTCCCTGCGAGTTACCTTAGTAGTAGTTCCGCCTCCAGACCCACTTCCACTAAATCCAAATGTTGCACTAAAACCATACGTACTACCAAACCCAAATACACTTGAACTACCACCTGAACTAGTCACATCTGATATTTTAAGTTTAACCCCACGTACCCTTACTGATGCTTGACTCATTGTTCCTAAATCATCTGCTTCCTGTCTATTACCCCTTAGAGCAGCATCCGTCTTTTTGTTATTTGAAACCAATTCTGCAATACGGTTAGTTAGGTTTTTCGTATATACACCTGCGGTAATTTCTATTAACCCGTTACCTATCTCGTAATCAATTTCCAATACAACATAATCGTTTCTGGGTATCTTCTGGGATGGGTAACTAACTGTAATAATTTGCCCCGGTTTTAGGAATGGACAAACCGTATATAGTGTAGTTAATTTAATACCGTTATTTGCTTCTCTGTGTACTTTAAGTAATTTCTTTGCTTTACGGTATGCGGCTTCTTTTGTAATAATTGTTAAGTCGACTTCTTCTAATTGTTTTAATCCGTGTTCTTTAATACTACGACTATCTCTTACTGTTGATTTGACTCCGTTACCATATACAGTAATTTCGTTAAAGAAGTCATATAACGTATTATCTCTACTTATGTTAACTACTCTATTATATGTTGAATTCTCTGAAAAGACAATATCTGTATAATCTATAGTTTCTAGATTCTTTACAAGTTTAACTTCTTTACCGTCAACTATAACTCTTCTATCTTTTAGTCCAGCAACTAAGTTAGCAGCAGCAAATGAATCTAAACCTTGTACATCGAATGCTTCAAAGTATTTAGAAGCGTCAGTAGTTGTAGTATAGGTAATATCTGTTCTCTCGAATAAGTCATTAATTACCTGTTCAGCCTCATCTACTACGTGCAAGTTTACACCAATTGCGGCTCTATTGGTTCTAAAGGATGGTGGTCTAAATACATCTACAGTAAATGTCTCACCAACAGATACAACACCGTTCATCTTTTTCATCTCACCGAATAGTAGTTTTGGTTTGGTAGCGGTGTTAGTTACAGTCATAGTTGTAAGGTGTTTGTTGTGTCCATCTGTTAAGAACATATTGTATATTTGATTAGTTTTCAATCTACCATCTGCTCCTGTATCATGAACCATTTGTGATGGTGTTCTTACATCTGTATAACTTACACTACCTCTACCGTCTACTTCTACGAACATAAACATGGATAAAAGTCCTTCGTTATACATATCAGTAATATCATCTATTGGTCCATCATCGTGTAGTCCAAAGTTATCAATAGTAGAAAAGCAAGCATCAACATATGGAATTTTAGAATAATTCTTAGATAGGCAGTTTACTTTAATTTCATTAGGTGTAAAGTCATAGAACGTATCTTGGCTAATTCTCATTACTCGATAAAAACCAGTTAAGGCTAATGCGTCACCATGACTACCACTAACGTTATCAATATCAATAATATGTCTGTAATACTCATTGTTAGAAGATGTTTGTATTGCTCTGGCTATTCTATGATTCACTATCTTATGAATACTAGTAGGAATATTATTATGTATATTTCTATTACTGGTTGATACGCTGGTATCAAAATTAGTTCCCGCTTCACTAACAAGATAATTACCTGCTAAGTTAGGACAGAAATGAATCCATCTATTATGCATTTCAGTTTCATTAGCATGTTCTAATTTATGGGTATAATTAGTGCTATCGTTAGCATTGTATACATCAATTATTACTCTTCCTCGCATTTTACCATCTGCACTAGTATATACATATGCGTCTACAATATCTGTACCATCAGTATTTAATACGGGTTTGTAAAACACCTCAGCACCTGCAACTGTTG